AAGGGCTTGATTGAAATTATGAAACCTTTGGGCAATGAAGTAGACCGCTTTAATATGTGGAAAGCTTTAACCAGAGAATCACAGTTACCTGTTGACAAGCGATCTAGGTTTATCAATAAAGATGGCAAAGATGTAATGCCAAAGCTAGTTGCCGAGCGTGACAAGCTCATTGAGGGTGATTTGGATGGCAAGCCCCGCAAACAACTTTATGAGCAAGTCCGTAAGGATATGCAAAAAATAAATGAGTCCGTCCTCAAGGTTGCGCTTGAAATGGGCTTGATAGATTCAACGGCCAACATGATTGAGCGGATACGAGATCAGATTAGCTTTATTGAAAGCAAAGAAAACTTATCTGATAACGCAAAAGAAAAGCAGATCCAAGAGCTAGAAGACAAGATAGCCGACCTAAAGAAAAACCCAATAGGGTATGAGCGTTTTGTCAACGACATTAACTACATTCCTTTCTATCGTGAGATGGAGGACGGCGATATTGATGCGGTGATGACGGCATCTAGCCTGACAAACCAGCACTTCTCTAAAGCTTTAAAGGGTGGAGAGAGTCCTTTCTCCGACTTGATGGAAAACACTCTGCGTAACTGGAGTCACATCCTGTCTGCATCCATGAAAGCGCAAGCGGCAAAGGCTACGATAGATGCGGCCATTCCTTTGGGCGGTGCAGAACCAAACCTCAAGCAACAGTTTGTAATGGTTGATGGTCTGGTTAATGTGATCACCCGTAAGAAAGATGAAGATGGAAACATCTATGAATCCTCAGAGGTTTACAAGGACGGCAAGATAGAACCTTGGATGACTACGCCCGCCTCTGGTAAGTCTGGGAAGATGAACATCAAGATCATGGTAGATGGTAGCCCCGCCTACTACAACGTCTTAGATCCCATGCTTTTAGATTCCATTTCTTCTATTGGATATCTGGGGCCAAAGTCTAAGTTCTTGGATGTTGCCAGAGACTTTAAGAATATGCTCCAATTTGGTGTCACTATATCTCCTGCCTTTAAGGTTAGAAACTTGATCCGTGACTCTATACAAGCTATGGCGGTTAGTGATCTGAAGAAGAATCCATTTACCAACATTGCTAACGGATGGAAAGAAAGCGCTAGTAATCGTCCCGCTTATATATCCGCACTAGCTGGCGGTGGCGTATTTACATTTGGCACTCACGTTGAGGGTGATCAAGCTAAACTGGTTAAGCGCTTGGTGTCCAAGGGAGTTAAGTCAGAGAACATCTTGGATACCCCAGAAAAAATCAAAAAGGGTTTACAGATGGCTTGGGACAAATACCAAGAATGGGGCAATAAGTCTGAATCCGCTAACCGCATGGCTTTGTATATCCAGATGAAGGATAAAGGAATGTCTCATCTTGAGGCATCCTATTACGCCCGTGACCTGCTTGACTTCTCTATGTCAGGGGCATGGCCGGCATTCCGTCAGGTCTGTCAGGTTGTGCCGTTCTTGAATGCCCGTGTGCAAGGTTTGTATAAGCTTGGCAGGGACGGCATCATGCCTACTAGCCGTGTGTTCTACAACACCATCACCGGTAAACCAATTGAGCAAACAGACAAGCAGAAAGCAGAATCCTTCAGCATTGTTACCAGTGCCGTGTGCCTTGCATCTCTAGCCCTGTACTTTGCATTTAAAGATGATGAAGAGTACAAGAAGCGTGACGAGTGGGATCGTGATAACTTCTGGTGGTTTAAGTTGCCCGGAATGGAATACGCTTTGCGTGTGCCTAAACCATTTGAGATTGGTGCGTTTGGAACTATTGCCGAGCGCATAGCCGAACAGATCTTTGATGAAGGCGCAGAGGGTAAACAGTTCCAGCAGTCTATGGGTCGTATGGTTACCGATACCTTTGCGGTCAACCTACCTCAGTTTGTCAAGCCTTTGGTGGATCTATATGCCAACAAGGATTCGTTCACTGGTGCGCCGATTGAATCTGCTGGCATGGAAAGATTGTCTAAGCAAGAGCGGGCGGCGGATACTACTAGCCCACTAGCCAAATTGCTCGGAGGAATCTCTTCCATTACTGGTGAGGGTCTATCCCCTGTGCAGATGGACTACGCTATCAAAGCTTACTTTGGATGGCTGGGTAGTGCGATTGCTGAAACTTCACACTATGCAGTCATGCCATTTAAAGATGGCTCTTACCCTGATACGAAGATGATAGACAAGCTCAGTGTGGGTCTGGTGAAGTCACTGCCATCCAATCAATCTAAGTACGCTACAGCCTTCTACGACAGCAATAAAGAGATCAGCCAAGCATTCGCAGATATGCGTCACTACGCCGAGATCGGGGATGCCGATAAAGTCAGACAGATCTTGGAGGAGAAGGGCGATAAGATCGCCTTGGCTAAGTTCTACGATAAGACTGCTAAGAATATGGCCAAGATCCGTCAACATATTTCTGTGGTTACTAACGATACAAACATGGATGGTGCATCCAAGCGGGAAGAGATTGACAGGATGAAAGAGTTGATCTCTATGTTGGCTCAACAAGCAGAGGATTCCCGCAAGTCAATGAAGCAGTAATGGTAACGTTACCACTACAGGCCGCAACCAAAGAGGGAGGCGCACTGCGCGTCTTCCTCTGAGAAGTCTCCTCTATCCCTGCCGTTCTTTGCCCACTGAATAACCCCGTGGATACCTAGTGCGCTGAAGCGCTTGGGGCGGAACATAGGCTTACCTATCTCTACCTCTAAGTCGTTAACCCTTTCTATTTCCCCAGCCGTTAGTCTCAGGAAGTCCTGACGATTAGCGTTCACGCAAGGGTTGCACTCTAAAGATCTGTGGGGTAGCGGTTCAAACCCAGCACGATTAATTAGCTCATTCCTTTGAGCGTCTGTGTGTAGATAGAGCGGATGCCAGAGCGTTCTACCGCCGTGATACTCGGAGTCGTAGATGTACTCAGGCGTATCTTTTCTAGCCTCACTCTCCACCCTGCGCTTGCCCACCATGACAACGGCCTCGTAGTCTTTGTCTTCCTCGTCTATCCACTGAAGGAATGGAACACCCTTTAGGTGTGCGGTGCAGAACTGTTGGGCGTTTCCGGGAAAGCCCTTCTTCATCCTGACTAAATCTTCCATGCCTATGCTCTTAACAATATGGGTCTTGATCCCATGTTTCTCGGCATAGCCGTGTATCTTTTCCACCCGTTGCATCCAGCCCGGAGCAGACCATCCCGTGTCGCAGAACACTACATGGAGGTCGGGGATCTCTTTCTCTATACAGAACTGGATCATTGCCAAGCTGTCGTTCCCTGCGGAACTACTGATTACGTTCATTGACTAGCCTCTCTATGGTTACGTTCAAAGCGTCTAGCTCATTCATCTTCTTAATCTTCCACATCCGCCTTTGGCCGTGCCACCCCATTGTCGATCCCTGATGGCAGTCTTTACACAAAGCCACTACGCAATACTGTAGTGCTTGCTCTATGTGGTGTGCATCTGATGGAGCTGGCGCATCGCAAACAGAACAAGGTAGGCTCTTAACCTTACCTATATGTTCCCTTTGCTTGGCCGTTAGATTGTTGTTCAAGAGACAACCTTCTGATCTTCTAGTCCTGCCTCGTATCCTGCCTTGTACCAAAAGTCCTTGTCTTTCTCTAGGCGTTTTATCTCTTTGGCGGCAAACTCAAGCATGGCTTTAGCGGCTCTATCCTGAGTCTTGAACTGCTCTAGGTACGTTATTATTTTGTTGTCTATGTCGTTCATGTTGTTTCCTTTAATTGTTGTAAGTGTCTGGCATCAAATACAAAGCTTTCTTTGGCATTGCCTTGGGTGTCGTTAACTCTGCGTTTATATCCAATCTTCTGAGTGTCAGATGCCAAGATTGCGTTCTTGATATCTTTTAAAAACCCCGCCACCACTAGCTCCATCGGCTCTACCCTGTAAAGGTTTCCCTTGATATCCATCTGGTTTTTGGGTTCTTCCCACCTAATATCAAAAACAACAATGATGTTTGGATATAGCTCTGCGTAACGCTTTCCGTCTTTGACATTAAACGTAACAGCATATTGAGGATCTATCCCGTACATCTCATTAGCCATGAACAGAGGGGTTCTAACAGTCTTGAGGTCAGACGGGAAGTGAGCAACAAAATCGTTTGCATATTTGTTGTTCACCTTGTCTGGGTTTATCCACAAGGTTATCCCTGCAAAGTTTCGTTGTAACAGAAAGTTTGTTTCTTTCTCTTCCCCAAACTCTTCGCACCACGCCAGCTTGTCTTCCGTGTTCATCTCTTGGATCTCTCGGCCATCATTGCCTCCGCCCTGTCAAATGCAAACTTACTAGCGGCCTCATGGTTAGTTTGTTGAATTGCCATAAGAGCAAATGCCGCATACCAGTCAAGCATGGTTATGTCTTGGATGGATATGGGTTCTTCTTTCTCTACTAGGGCTTCAATACCCTCAAGTTTTTTGCGTACCATTTGCTTTTCCTTTGACTGATTGGACAACAATCATCTCTCGCAGGAGTCCAGTTAATGATTCGGCAATAGATTCGCCGCCAATAGCAACGCTAGTAGCTTTGCTGTCATCTCTAATGACGTTGATCGCATCACGAATAGCCTTGTTATATCCTGCATTAAAGGCATCATCACCCTCAATGATCATGGTGATGGCATCTCGCACAATGCCAGAAGCTTTACGCTCACCAGCCGCCGCTTTAAGTTTGTTGTAGATATCTTCTCGTAAATGAACCGAGTAAGGTATCAACCTCTTTGTAGTTTCCATGCTTTAAATTCCTCGTTAATATTTAGTAAATGCTGTGCCGCCTCTGGATTGGTTTTAAGTTCTGCGCGGGATTCAATACCTAGCGTTTCTTTCATCCACATACCAGCCGCACTGTCTGTCTTCTCTTGGATAGATCCATGATGTGCCAAGAACTCATGGAAGTTTGGGTTCTTGCAAAGTAGTACGGCTAGTTGGGTAATGTCCCGTGTATGCTCATGCTCACGATTCATTGGCCGTTCATCGCCGTTTAGTCGAACCATCACAACCTGATATCTAGAACCTACAAAGTCCCGAAGGATCTCGTTTGGTATATCGTCAGGATGGATAGACAGGGTAAGTACATACCCCGTCTTGTCCTGCTTGATGGCTACCTTAACCCCCTCAAACTGTGATGTTTTCATATCAGAAGGGAATATCTTTATCTTCGATCATGTCGTTGGCCGCAGGTTTAGCTGGCGGTGCGTACTGAGTCTGAGGTTTAAAGTCAGACTTGTAGTTGTTCCAACTAAGGCGCAACCACTCTCCGAACTGACCCGTCATGTTCCACGCACTCAGCTTGATCAAGACCTCATCTCCGTCTTGTTCTTCCATTAGGGCTTTCAATGTGGATCTATCCATCATTAATTGGCCTGTCATGTCAGGTTGCTTTGGGTTTTGTTTGTACCCGTTCTTGGAAAGTTTTCCACTGTTTGGATATTGGCTCATGTTGTACCTTTCTTAAAAGCCTCTCTTGCGGATTTGAAACTAGCCATCAAACCGGCAAAGTCATCTGGCGCTTCTTTCTCCAACTTGTCGAAAATGTTTTTGTTAAACTTGAAGATATCTAAAACATCCCGCTCAGTCTGTGCCTGAGATAACGCTAGGCGGAATGCCTCGGTCACTAGGTCTAGCCAAGTGTTCATGTTTACATTAGGATCTGCCTCTACCTTTATATACCAAGGCCCCTCTTTACCTTCTATCCTTGCGGGCGGTTTCTTCGGTGCAATCTTGATTGGCTCTGGTTTGACTTCTTGCTGTTCTGAATCCACCTGATCAGTCTCCACGATCTCCATGGCCATCAACCAGAGGTACCTCCGAAGATAAGAATGTGTGCTACCCAATAGCTGGATTGGCTGACCTTTGTTTGATTCAGCGTAGACAATAGGGGTAGAGAACTGTATAGAAGCTGAGTCCTCTGTGTCGTAGATCGTGAGCGTAGCTGTCTCACCAAATGTAAATACTCCGCACAGTCCTACGTTGTTGAAGATCTTATTAATCGTGGGGATGAAGTCACCCAGTTCGTAATACTTCCAACCACCAAATGAATTGTGGCCTGACTTCTTTACATTGGCTTGAGATAGTTCATATCTCGCTGTCTGTAACTTCTTGAATACTGTCATACTTTCCTTCCGGGTTTTGCTTTAGGTGTGCCGTCTTTCTTTAAACCAAACGGCGCTTTCTTTGATGGCTTTTTGTTTGCTACTACTGCTTTTAATTCTTCTTCAAAGTCTTCTTCGTTGATGCTGGATAGATCCACCCACCCTGACATAGACTCTTCCTCGCAAGCCTCAAGCTTTGCCATGAAATATCTATGTTTTACTATTAAAGCCTCACGAATTAACTCTAGTTCTAGTTTTGATACGTCAATATGGATTGGGATTGGTGCGTTCATGGTTTTTCCTTTAGGTAGGTTTGATATTGATTGCAGAATTGGCTGACCTGACAGTAGTTTGCACAGCGTGTCCTCTCGCCTTCTCTGACTTCTATAAAGTAACCCTTTGCTGGTAGGGCAACTTCCGCATCAGCCATTGTTTGATGAACTGATTTGGCTCTAACTCCGCCGTCTTTCTTAACGGCGTAGGTTGTGGTCTTCTCCCACATTTCCTCTGGCGTACAGTCTGGTAGGTTTCCATCTGTATCCATCTCAAAGTAAGCCTCGGAGTGAAGCCCTACTCTCTTCTTAATAAACTCATCTTGTTTCTCATAGTCCCATAGCGGGATATCTATTACCACCACGGGAGATTGAGGATAGGTTTCTTTGTTCTGTGCCTCACGCGCAGACCAGTCTCTTACTATGGCCACAATCTGAACGGCCTTGACTGGTTTCTTCTTGACTGTTTGAACTAGCCAAGCGTATATGTTTAGCTGATCGTGCCAGTCTTGTTTCTCATTAGATACAGCCCAAGCACTTGTTACCTTGTAGTCTTTGATAACTATGCCGTCTTCTTCAACTTCTTGAAGATCAATAGCGCCTGAGAGAGTCCATCCGTCCACCGAGGTGAAGAGTCTTTCCTCAACAATATGGTTCTCACCCTTGCCATGCTCCAAGATGTTATGAACGGCAGAGCCAAACAGTGACCACACCATCTCAGATGCATCCTGTTCTATGCTGTCCCAATGCTTTCTCTTTAGCTGAACTATCCGAGGACTATTCAGCATCTCAGTAGCAGAGATGTTTGACTTACCCTTAGAGTAGGTGGGACGATTGATGACATTGACAAACGTCTGGGGGAGATTAAATTTATTGGTTAGTTTCATTAAATTCTTCCAATGTTGCCTTGGTAATCTTTGTATGCCGCCTCACAACCTTCTAGAAATGTTTCTTGCGACATTTCTTCTATGACCGCACACATTGCAGATCCAGTCATAAATGTTGCAAATACAACGGGTGTGCTGTTTCCATCGAGAATCATTTCTTGCATAAACTCTTTAGCCAAGTCATGCGCCCTTTCAGTTACTTCAAAAGCTTTTTTTGAATCCATTTCATGATACTCCTGTCTGTTGATTGAGATGCTATTGTAACTGGTTAATTGCCTGTTGTCAACAAGTATGTTATAACTGATACAAATATTTCGATGGAAACGTTACCATGCGTAGAGCAAACAGAATAGATGCAAACCAAGAAGATATCCTCCATGATCTCAGGCCGTGTGGTGCTTACGTCAGGGTAGTTAGTCAGGGTGAGGGCATTCCTGATCTACTAGTTGGCTATAGGGGTTTTACCTTACTGTTAGAAGTTAAGGATGGCAAAAAGTCTCCGTCAGCTAGAACGCTTACGCCAGCAGAGGAGAAGTTCTTTAAGGAGTGGACGGGCGGGTTGATTGCCGTAGTCAATTCTGTGGATGAAGCCCTTGATATTTTGAAAAAATGTGTATGATTAACTGGCGGTTGCAGTTGCCGCTTTTCATGATGATTCCTTTATGGATTGTGGGGGTCTACGGATCCCCACCTTTTTTCAACACGCATGGAGATTGCGATGCTGTAGGCCACAGCGACCGCTTTAAGTAGAGAGAGTAGTCTCCAGCCGTGTTGGTAATGCGTAGTACGGGTTAGCGCCGTATGTACAAATGTGTTGTGCAAATACTAAAGACGAAAACACTGCTTTATGTGAGCGCATTACCAACTTCAAATATTTGTGTATAATCCACAGCATCAACGGATTGGTAACCCGTTGTAGTTCTAGGAAGCGCACCCCGAACCCTTATTGAAGGAGCGGGCTTCGTCAAAGCTACATGATTCTGTCCTAGCAGACTTGTATGCGGCAACCAAGCCTAAAGCTCGTATCTTTCAATAAGGGTTTTTTGCTTTCTGCCGTTACCTTGTTCCAAGTATCTATCGGGTTACTGGGTGGCATGAGGGAAGCGTAGGAAGCCGTAAGGTGTAGTCCGCAGTCCATCACCCTACAACGTTCTGACTTGGGATGAGAGCGCAAAGAAGATACAAGGCGCAATCGGGGGAGTTCCTGTGTTGTCCGTGGTTCAGTCTGCGGGTGGCGATACAGGGCTGGGTAGCCGAGTTAGACATTGCCAAGCGATGGAAAGTACCCAGAGATAACACAAGCTGGATTGATGTTGTCCCATACGGAAACGAATACGTGGCTCCGGGAATGTGGAAATTCGCCGAAGGGAGACAACCTCTCCCATAGGCAGAGTTTTGCCAGCCGATCCTCACCGTCCACCAAGAATGTGAAATGAAAGCAAATATCGCTAGGCTAAAGCGCAAAGCAAATAAGATATCCCTCTCAGTCAAGTTAGGCGGTATGTCTGCTAATGAGGTGGCTTCTTACATAAGACTAAGCAGTGATGGTTTTTTGTTTAGTGCAGAGTGGAAAGCGTTACGTCTACTGGCTATTGAAAAATATGGGTTGACTTGTTTGTGTTGTGGCAGGGACAACTCTCCTCGGTATCCAACCAACATAGACCACATCAAACCAAGAAAATATTTTCCAGAACTGGCTCTTGATATAAATAACTTGCAACCTCTTTGCGGCCCATGCAACAAAAGGAAAGGAAACAAAAGCATAAGTTACAGGTTAAATACTTAGGCCATATTGTCTTTTTATTTCTGATGGAATATATCTGGTAGGTGTTTTCCCTACGTCACTGGTAATAGTGGTAATTATGTGTATAATTGTGCATAAAGGTGCAAAGTAATGGAAGAATATCTAAAAAAGCGTGTAAAGTATTGGAAGACTAAGTATGCCTCTGACGGGGATATCAAGAGCCTAGTTCGTATGCGTGAGTGCATGATTATTTTAAAGGAGGCAAAGAAGAGTGACATGGGTACTGGCAGTTTTATTGGGCGCTCCAGTTCTACTGGTAACGATATACGGAGTGATCAGTTTCTTTCGAAAGGACAGAGATGGATGAATACGATATAGAAGAGCTGAAGGCTCAAGACAGATTTGAAAAACATATGCGGGCTAGGTTGATGGCCAATCCTGACTGCCGTGATCCAGACCATATCGGCTGTGAGAAGTGTGAGGATGAAGATGAGTAAGTATCAAGCGCAAACATTTAGCCCTGTTGCTCAAGGGCAGACCGCATTAAAAACAAAGAAACAAACTGACCGATGGATGCATAGCCAAGGAAAGTTATGTTGGAAATGCCAGAAGGAATCAATACCCGAAAAGGGGTGTGAATTATCGTTTCAGACTGGCATACACAGGTATGTATGCAAGGGATGTATAGACGCAAGAAAGGCGAAGCATGACGGACATGGAACTACTGAGGTTAGCTGACAAGTACGGGGTAACAGCCGTCACAAAGTTTGAGTGGAACTTTGATAAGCAAAGGTTTGATAACGTAGACGATATGTTGGATGGCGATGCGGCAGGTCTGCTCTTGTTCGCCAAGGCTTTATTAAAACTTAAAAAGGAAAAGAAACATGAGTGATATACCAGCATTTCCAAGACCATATAGCGGCACATCACAGTTTGCACAAGAAGGCATGACACTGCGTGATTACTTTGCGGCGCGGGTCTTACCGATGGCTATAAAAGAAATGAACGATGCAGAGTCTTATGGTGCAGATGATGCGGCCAATCTTGCGTATCAATACGCAGACTCCATGATGAGAGCGAGGGAGGCATGACAGCAGAAGATGAGGAGTTCAACCGGATTGAGATGGAGTCTCGCATAAAGCAAGAATACATCCGAGACATGAAACAACCATCTAGAGAACAACTAATGGCAGAAGTCGCTGTGCTAACTGAGTTAGTGCGCGTCTTGTCCGACAGAGTTGCTGAGTTGGAGAAGCCTTGGGTTGATTTGACAAAGGAAGAATGCTTTGAGTTGTGTGTAAAACATAAAGACAATTCATTTAGTTTGCTGGTCGCAGTACAAGAAAAACTCATGGAGAAGAACAATGGCTGACTGCCCTACCTGTGAGTACAACAAGAAACGCGCACAGAACTGGCGGGAAGAGGCATACAGACTAGCGGGGCATCCGTTGCCTAGAAAGAAAACCATGACTGAAGATGACGATGACATTCAAGCCTATGTAAAGCCTTGGGTTGGGTTGACAAGGGACGAACAAAGTTTTGTTTATCAAAGATTGCATGACGCAACCTCAAGAATAGATTCGTTTTGGGTTGATTTTGCAAACGCCATAGAAGCCAAACTAAAGGAGAAGAACGCATGACTAAACGAGAAACCATAGTGTCTTTTATCAAAGATATGTTGCGACCACGCACACTAAAAGAAATCATTGACATAGAGATGCGTGATGCAACTATATGCAAGATGCAAGCAGAGAAATCGCTTGAGTATGCAATGAGCGTTGTTGAATACAACCGCCAGCGCATTCATAGGCTTGAAGAGAAACTTGCAGAACTAGGAGAACAAGATGCTTGAAACAGTTGCTTGGGCAGTGTTGCTACTTGTCATGGGAGGCGCAATCGTAGTGATTGTCGGCGTAGCAATATTTATGTTGAGTAGCGAAGAATGAAAAAAGAAGATCTAGCAAGCCTGTTAAGACTAACTGGCGTAGACGATAACGCTGTGACCTTTGCCATGAATGCCTTCGACATTGGGTATGAAGAAGCAAAGTACGAAGCAATAAAACAATCACCAATTATTAAGGAGGTAAAAAAAGATGGAAAAGATTCGACAGAAGTTTGAACTTTGGATGGCAACCAAGGGCAAGAGTGAGATGAAGTGGAACGGCAAAAGGTATGGTCATCCAAGGATACAGATGCAATGGATCGCATTCTGTACGGGCTGGGCAATGGGTAATGAATAAAGGAACAAAATGTTAAATATAAAACTAATCGTCATTGATAAGGGAACGCAACCGAGAGCGGAGATCAGTCAGGAAACTGTGGATGACTACGCATTAGCGATGGAGAACGGGGATAAATTCCCGCCAGTTACAGTCTTTAATGATGGTGTATTCCACTACCTAGCAGATGGATTCCACCGCTACTTTGCCCACCTAAAGCTAGGCAAGGCAGGGATCAACGCTGATGTAGTAGCAGGAACGCTACGGGATGCCAAGCTGTTTAGCTACAAGGCCAACAAAACCCACGGCTTACGCCCAACTATGGAAGACAAACGCAAGGGTGTCTTGGATATGCTCAACGATATTGAGTGGGGTAAGTGGAGTGATCGGGAGATAGCTAGACATTGTGGTGTTAGCCACCCGTATGTTGGAAAACTCAGAGCCTCACTAGCCACCCCGAAGGAGGAGAAGCGCAAGTTCACGGATGGTGAGGGTGTTACCCGTGAGCGCAAGGTCAAGCCCAAGGAAGTGGAAACGTTACCAGAGCCACAGCATGACGAGAAGGATGAGATGGTAGATGCCCTGATCGCAGAGAACGAGAAGCTGACAGAGCAGTTAGCCATTGCATCCATAGACGGGACAGTAGAAGATAAGAGCATGGCTGAGAAGCTGATAGCAGAACTAAAAGAAGATCTACGCCTAGCTAAAATAGAGATCGTAGCGGTCACTAAGAGTAGAGACTCATTCCAGTCAGAGAATGCCCAACTAAAGCGCCAAGTGGCGATGCTACAAAAGAAACTGAAACAGTATGAATAATGCTTCTTGGAGGGAAGTATGGCACTAGAACTAAGACAGTACCAATCGGACACGCTAGAAGCTCTCCGAAATGGATTTGCTATGGGCAACCGCTCTCAAATCTTATATGCCCCCACGGGGGCGGGTAAGACAGAGATGGCTATTGCCTTGAAGCCGTAAAGAAGAAGGGCAACAAAGCGGCAATGCTATTGGATCGGATTGTTCTATGTGAGCAAACTAGCCAACGGCTAAACGGCTATGACATAGACCACGGAGTAATGCAGTCAGGCCACTGGCGGTATCGACCTTATGAGAATATCCAAGTCTGCTCTGCCCAAACACTAGAGAAAAGGGGTGACTTCCCCGGCCTCGACCTCTTAATTGTGGACGAAGCGCACCAGACCAGACAGCAAACAATGGAGTTCATCAAGAACAATCCGCACATTCGGGTGATCGGTCTTACAGCCACCCCGTTTACCAAAGGATTGGGAAAGACTTACTCCAATGTAGTCTCGACAGTAACGACCAAGCAATTGGTGGATAAGAAGTTTCTAGTTCCTCTCAGGGTGTTTATCTCTACGGAGATTGACATGGAGGGCGCAAAGAAGGTGGCCGGCGAATGGAGTCAGAGAGAAACCACCAAACGGGGCATGAAGATCACAGGCGATATCGTTGCTGAGTGGATCAAGAAAACCCATGAGATATATGGAAAGCCACGCAAGACAATCATCTTCTGTTCGGGCGTAGAGCATGGGACAGATCTATCTAGGAAGTTTGCAGAGCATGGCTACAACTTTGTAAGCATCAGTTACAAAGATGATGATCAGTTCAAGGCGGATGCTATTGAGGATTTCAGCAAGCCAGATACAGAGATACACGGGCTGATAGCTACTGACATTCTGACTAAAGGATTTGATGTTCCAGATGTAGTGATCGGGGTATCTGCCCGCCCATTCTCCAAGTCTTTGTCCTCTCACATTCAGCAGATGGGTAGGGTAATGCGGTCTTATGAGGGGAAAGAGTTTGCCCTATGGCTAGATCACTCAGGAAACTATCTCAGATTTCGTGGTGATTGGGATGAAGTCTATGAGAACGGGGTTCAAGAACTGGATGATGGCAAGGAGAAAGCCAAGAAAGAACCCACCGAGAGGGAAAAGAAAGAGTCCAAGTGTCCTATCTGTCAGCATTTATGGCCGTCAGGATCAGATACTTGCACCCATTGCGGTCATGTCAGGGAGAAAAAGAACAAGGTTGAAGTAGAAGCTGGTGTTCTACAAGAACTAACTGGCGCAATGACACGGGAAGATAAACAGGCGTGGTGGTCACAGCTTCAATGGTATGTCCGTAACCAAGGGTGGTCGAGCGGTCGAGCCGCGCATACCTATCGGGATAAGTTTGGAGTATGGCCTAGAGGGTTACACGACACCCCTACCCCACCATCCCATGATGTAGTTAAGTTTGTAGACAACAAGATCAAAGCCTACATTCGGAAGATCAAAAGGAGTAGATAGTGGATTTGATTTCGTATTGCAGGGCGCATGGCATCCTCATAGACCATGTTCCCCCGATAGGGCAATGGAAACGTTACCAGACGGATGATCACCCCAACAAGAGAAACGGGGCGGTCAAGTTTATGGGGACTCATGCCTTTGTGCAGAACCATGCCGTAGATTCTGAGGTGTCCGTATGGAAACCTGATGATAGCGTGGAGATTAACTACACAAAGATCGCTCGGATGGCACAAGAAGCCGACAAAGATCGGCAGAAGAAACAGCAAGAAGCCCAAGACAAAGCTGATCGGATGATCCAAGAATCAGTCTTCGCTTTTCACCCGTATCTAAAGAGTAAGGGTTTTCCCGAAGAGACAGGGAATGTATGGGTCAAGGATAAGAACAAAATCCTTCTGATCCCTATGCGAGTGGACAATGTTGTGGTCGGTTGCCAGATGATCTCGGAAGACGGGGATAAGAAGTTTCTACTGGGACAACGAACCTCGGATGCCACCTTCGTGTTTAACAACGGGGGTGATCCGTATTTATGTGAGGGTTACGCTACGGCTCTGTCTCTGAGGTATGCGCTACGGGGATTAAAAAAGAAATACACCATCCATGTTTGTTTCTCTGCGGGTAATCTGTTGAAGGTTGCACAGAAGACGGGCGGGATGGTGGTAGCTGACAATGACGAGAGCGGAACTGGCGAAAGAATTGCGAAGCAGACAGGGCTACCCTATTGGATGAGCGATAGAGTCGGAGAAGACGCTAACGACTACCACCAAAGGGTAGGACTGTTCAAGTTCACACAAAGCCTCAACAAATCAATTATGGTAAGAAGATAGCAAGCACTTCTCCACCCGTAGGTGTTTCCTATTCATGGATTCTAGGAATTGGAGGTTGCCTATGATCTCCATTCCTAGATCGAATGCGTTCTCCCCTTGTCCCACAAAGTCAGAGCGGGCGGTAACATTACCATCCTCATCTTCCATCAGGAACAGGGCGAACAGGGTTGTTGCGGGCTTGGTCATGGGTTGAGTTTAGCGTTCATTTCTTGTGCTATGTAATCCTTTAGGATCTCTCCAATATTCTCACCCTTTTGTCCACTAAAGACTTCTCCCGCAAGAGTGCCAGTAGGAACATCTAGCATCTCTTGGATCTTGGCACAAGCCGAATTTAATGCAACCTCTGCTATGTAGTCAATGTCCCAACACTTACAGGGAAACCCATCATTTGCGGGGCAATATGGTTCGTGTCTTTCATGTAAGCATGGCTCAAACTTGATAACTGGGAAGTTGATAGTGGAAAGGTGATCGTGATAGAAAAGGTTATATGAGGGATAAACCACCATGCATTCATCATTTAATCCTATGCACCTACCATCTTTCAGTTGGATAAAGTCCACCATGCACCCGCCACCCGTATTCTCGGTAAAGGTTTTCTCTATGTAATAAAGGGCGGATGTTTCCTTCTGATAGCTTTTGGCATCCCGCCAAATCCCTAATGCGTCAACAATAGTGGTGTAGTTTTCTGATCCATATACTTTATCTTCGTCATTGAAGTAATGCGTTAAAAACTGCATCACCTCGTTTTCTCCCGTATGTGCAACATTGTTGGCGTATGCCTTTGCAAATGCCTCTCGTTCTATTTTGTTCATGCTGATACTCCTATGCGTGGGAAACTGGCAAGATTGCGGATAAAAGAATCGTGGTTCGTATGTTTCTCTGTAATAGAGATATCCCACCCTT